CTAGGGGTATAAGAGAAAGTAGCCATAATTAAGCAGGGTTAAGGATTCCTCCGGGTCTTGACTGTTGAACCAGTTCTGACTGAACGGCTGCCGCGATTAATTGACCTAACGCCCTTCCCTGTTGCTCATCGCCTTGCACTTCTGTACCTGACGCATCGACATTAACAACAACAGAAGTATTATTACCGCCACCTTCTACGCCAAGTTTTCCATTACGTCTTGTTAGTGGCAATATTGCTTCGGCGCCAGCTTCACCCATTAACCCAATTCCATTTTTAAAAGGGAACACAGTAGGTTTTGTAACTATCCCACCATTTGCAAAAGGTACAATTCCGTTTTGACCGTAAACATTACCATTAGCGTTTTTAGTAAATAAACTGCTGAAAAAGTTTGATAAAGGCTTAGTGATTGATTGCTGTATTTGAATACGGATCATGTCTTTGATAATGCTATTTGCTAAATCTCTAAATGAAAGTTTTCCAGTCATTACAAAATTTACTAAGGCGTCTTCCATCCCTTTTATTCCTTTAATCACCACATCAGCCATTGATTCTTGTATGGATTTAATACCATCTTTAAAAGTCTTTAATTTAGCTTGCATTTGTTGACCAAAAGTTTTATCAAGTGAATCGCCTGTTTCGTCGGAAGTTAGTTTTAAGCCCTCTAGAGTTGTTATATTTTCTTTTAAACCTGCTTTAACTTCTTTTAACTCTGGAATAACAGGTTTTAAACCTAAATTTTGTACTTCTTGTTCTAATAAATCTTGAAATAAATCCTCTCTTAATTCTCGCAAAGCTTCCGCATTTTCTTTCTTAATTAGCTCAGGTCGAATAACAGATAAAGGATTCAATAAAGCATCTTTTATTCTTTGTCCATAATTTCTACCTTCTGTTACATCTTTTGGAACAAATTGCTCATCAGCCATTGACTCGGCTTGTTTAAATAATTCCTTACGCCGTTTAGCAAATTCTTTTGGTCCTAGTTCCGCGCTTAATAATTGTTGATCGGCAATATTAGAAAATGTTTCAGTAATAAATTTGCCTATTTCTTTTAATTGCTCGATTATCCATTTAAAAACAGGCTTTAAAGCTGTCTCGATATTTTTAGCAAAAATGACCATATCGCCACTTATTGCATTTAAGCCTTGAGTAACAAGATCAAAGAAATCAACTGTTGCATCAACTAAAGGCTCTAGTAACGGTTCCGCCGCTCTTCCTAATGCCTCGTTAAAATCTCTAACCTTTTGTCCTAACGAATCAAACGAACCCGCTAACCCTTCCGCCGCTGCCCTTGCTGCACCCTTATAACTACCCTCAACAATTCTAAGAATTTCGGCTTGTGCTTCCATTTCTTGCCCTGATTCATGCAAGGCTAAAATCATTTCTCTTTGTTGTTCCGTGAATATCACACCTGAACGAGATAAAGCCGTTAATCCTCTTGTTGGATCACTTAAAGCTTTTGCTAATTGTAAGAAAGAACTTTTTAAATCAACTTGGTTAATCTGTGCTAAATCCGCCGCCGTTTCTGCTACTCGGCTATAAGAATCAATACCAATATTTTTAAAACTAGTTAAAAGCGCAAAACCTTTCTGAAATGCCTTTTCATCAAATAAAGTTTCAAAACCTAATTCATCAGCGATTCCTCTTAATGCTTTTGCCGCTTTCGGTGCATCGGTGCTAACCCTTTTTAATCCATTAGCTAACGTTGCAAAATCTGCCTCCCTTTCTGCTACAACTTGAAAGCTTGTTTGAAATGTTTTAAATATTGCAGCAGCACTACCTAACGCCGCCAAAGGGCCAACTAAACCCTTTAATGACATTGCAAGGTTCTTGGCCGAACCCTGAACACCCTGCATTGAATTGCCGAGGCGTTTTATATTTTGCTGACCTTTTACCTTTGCATTAATGGTAATCCCGTAATTACCGCCACCTGATCCGGGGATACCTCTAGGCATTATTTTTTACCCTCTTTATTCAAAAGGCTCATAACCGTTACTTCTAAAACTTGAAGATCTTCAAACACTTCAACAAGATTCGGTATTGCATATAGTTTAGCTGTTTCTATTACGCTTGAATAGCAAAGGCCACAAAGATTACCAAGGGCGCCGACTCTCCATTGCGTTTGAACTTTTAAAAATAAATCAATTGCCGCCCAATTCTCTTCAAACACTAAAAAATCTTCTTCCGGTTCAAGTTCAGGGATGACAATCCCCAACACTTCCGCATCTTTCTGCGTTTCATCAATTACGCCACCTTTGCAATAGTACTCAGCGGCGTCTATTAGTTTTTTCTTTTCGCTCCAGCAATTGAATTAAAGAACGCTTTAGAAATACTTGTTGCAAGCATTGGAACATCAATAACAAGTGATAGAGCCTTTTGTGAATACTTAATTGCGTTTCCATCCTCATCGTTGATTCCATCCCAACCTAATAAAACTTCACTTACTAAATCGGCTTCTGTGATTTCATTTTTTTCTATTTGTTCACCCATTTCACGGATACGCGATTGAGTGATTCTTTTAAATTCCGCGTCGAAAGTGTGGCGTTCATGTTTGCCACCATCCACGGGCATGTCATAAACAACAGGCCATTTATAAGAGTCGCCTTGCTTTAAAACAAAAGCCATAATTTCAATACGTATAAGTATTAATGTAAGCCTAGCTTAGCTTTTTAGCAATTAATTAAGTGTATGCAATTGATAGTTCATTATTACCTGCGCTTGTAGGTGTTGCCACGAATGGAAGGCTTAACATCTGAACGCCGTCTGAATCTTCATAAGTTGGCTGCCCTAAATCAGTCTGGGGAACGGACACCGTAATCTTGTTACCTGGTGTATCTCCATGTAAAAAAGTATTTGTTCCGGTTGAACTTCCAGTTGCATCTGTAAAGAAGTTATGAGCCGATAAAGCCACCGCTTCTACTGTTGCACTACCGCTAGGCTTTCTATCTGTAATCATTACCTCCTGAGTACCTCCGACCAATTGACGAACAACGGTTTCATTATTCATATCAAACGACCATGATTGCAACGCGCCAGAATAACCAAAGATTGAAAAGGCGCTTGTATTGCCTGTTTTAAATAACAAAGGCTTAGTAGCGTTATAGGTACAAGTAGGAGCCGTTGTATCTGTTGGAGCCGAATATATGCCAGTCATGGAAAATGAAATTACTGGAATTGAATTTAATTCGCAATTTATTGAAAAAGTACCCCGGCAACCTGTGACCTTATGCCTTACACCGTCTATGTTGGTATATATGGTTACACTTCCAAAGGAAGCACTAACAGGGGCATAAGTATTACTTGTTGAACTAACTGTCGTGACCGCTAAGCCGCAAGCTTTTAATAAAGGTGCATAGGCTGGTTCCGTACCGGCTGCGCCACTTCCAACCATTTCAACGTCACAACTTACGTTCACTCTTGTATTACTTAAAAGCGTTTCGTAATTTCCGAGATAACCGCGAATCAAATCCCTGCTGACCTCATCTGATTGAACAGGTTCAATATTTAACTCGCGAACGAGGATCGCATTACTTCCGCCGGTTGGTGTGGGGTCGGTTCCATAGCTACTTTCAGTTTTCACAAGTAGCGTTCTTTTTCTAGTTAGCTTTGGCACGACACAACAAGATCAACAATATGTAAACATCATAATTCAATTCTTGCTATTTATAACCCATACCCGTCACCCCTATAGGTGAATCCCCGTCGATTGCTTCAAAGGTGACATTAGTGGGTTGAATATCAATAGATTCTCCTCCAAGCGTTAAATCTGCCATTAATTTCGCATGGGCTGAAACTACTGTTGCATCTGCCTGTTCGTCTGGTACATCTCCTGAACTAAGAACAGTAACCGTTACAGATAAAGACCAGTCAAGGGTAGGAAGAGATGTGTTTTGTTCCGCTGCATCATTACTCCATTCGATAATCAACGCGGGAAGTTGTGAACGTTGTGCAAGAGGTATCGTTCGGCTTCTATAGATTCTTGTCGAGACTCCAACGGTTCCCGCTAAAGCCGTTTTAATTGCGTCGAGTATGTCTTCCCTTTTAGATGCCATTGTTTAAGTCTTCTGTAAGGAAATTTCACGGGTTAAATTATCAATTCCAGCTTCATTCGTTCTGACGGTATAAGCAACAGAATCAACCGTTATTGAATCACCTGTAACCAATGTTCCAAAGTCTGAATTTTTACAATGAAAAACGTAATCAACAAATATAACCTGATCACCTGCAACGACA